GACCGCGACGATCCCCCTCGACAAGTCCTCATACGAGGTCGAGGACATGCCCAAGTTCCTCGAAGACCTCGCCATCCGCGGCAGCATGTCGCAGCGGTTCGCCGACGTCATCGGCGTCGTGGACGCCTCGTTCTCCTTCGGCGGCCCCGTCTTCGGCGACGTGTGGGGCTATTTCTTCGACAACCTGTTCGGTGACCTGTCCACCACCGGCACCAGCCCGGCCAACGGCACCCACATCACCAACTCGGGCGGTGTCGTCGTCGGCGGCACTTCCATCACCGTCACCAGCCTCACCGGGTACACCAACTCGTCGATCGTGCAGATCGACTCGGGGTCGGTCAGCGAGGTCGTGATCCTCAACGCCTCGGGCGGCACGGCAGCTACGAACCTGCTGACGTTCTCCAACTACCCGCTGCGGTTCGCCCACGGGTCGGCGGCGACGGTGAGCACGGTCACCGGGCCGTACACGCACACGTTCGCGGTGCTCAACAGCACGGCCGGGTACGGCGGCGCGAACGGGGCCCAGCCGCCGACCCACACCCTGACCGACAACACGTACCTCACCCCCAGCGTCTACGCCCGCTCCTACCCCGGTGCCTGCGTCGGCCAGATCGAGATCAACGGCAACGCCGAGGGTTTGTTTATGGGGAAATGTTCCGGAAATACCTGGTTGTCCGTTACGGCCTCAACTGCCCCCACCAATTCCACTACCTTCACGACCCCATTGCCGAACTGGCGGTCCACTCTCCTCATCGGCACCACCACCACCTACGACGTGGGCGAGTGGACGATGACCCTGAAGCGCGAGCTCCAGGTGTACTGGACCGAGCAGAACAGCCAGACACCATTCATCATCGCCCGGGGCACCCTGGACTCGTCGGGGGGGATGAAGTTCACCGTCCCGTCTGATGAGACGCCGCTGAACTACATGCTGAACGACATTCCGCTCGAGGTGCAGATCGTGACCACGAACGGGCTGTCCGGGACAAGCCTGATCCAGTACACGGTGACTTCGCATGACGCGCAGTTTACAAAGAGCAAACCGGTCAGATCGGGCGTTCTGGTCGGTTACGACAACGAGTACCAGACGCTAGCCAACACCACCGACGTAGGCGGATCGGGCGGACTCGGGCAGACGACGCTACAGATCATCAACAATACCGCCACGTATTAGGACATACCGGATATTCAGGGAGATGCCTGTGGAGATAGCGCTGCCGAGCGGTGCCAGCGTGACCGTGAAAGACAACACCGTCCCCGGCGACAGGTTCGCCGTCCAGGACAGCGTGGATGTCGTGGTAGAAGACGGCCGTACTGTCATTCACGGGGCCGCGAGCGCTCAGTGGAAGGCGTTCCTGACCCGGGTCATCACGGGCTGGTCGTTTCCGGTGCCCATTCCCGCAGTGGCAGGCCCGCAGGTGCTGGACGAGTACCCGGACCAGGAAGAGGACGCCGACGCCCTGGAAGACGCCCTCCAGGCCAGGTATGACCGGATCGTGAGGCGGCGCCCTACGACGCAGAGGCAGCCCTCGCCGACGAGCGGGACGTCAACAAGCTCGTAGCGTTCCTGGCCTCGGGAGGGGCGCAGGGGGGGCTTCCTGAGGGGATGCCGGCGCGGATGCTGGCGGTGCGGTTCTTCGCTAAGACGTACGGGTGGACTGAGCGGCAGGTGCTCGAGGAAACGTCGGAAAGTGCCTACGAGTGGCTGCCTAAGATCGAGCAGGCCCATGCGAGGGTGACGGAGATGAAGCAGCGAGAGGCGGAGCGGGAGGCGCGGGCAGCGCAACGGCGCACGTTCTAGCCGCCCAGGCGGACCATCTCGTACTGGTAGCCGCCTTCGATCTCACGCCACCGGCCGGAGAACTGCGGAGTGCTGGCCTCGTGCCACTCATGCTTGCCGACCTGCTCGCACCGGGGCTGGCCGCCGCTGAACCGCGTGAAGCTGAGGGGAACCAAGGCCCTGCATCGCCGGGGTTTGCGGACTTTCACTTGGCCAGCCTAGCGGCGGATGTGCGCCGCGGCGAGGACCGTGGCCACTGGCATCCAGACCGGCCCCGCGTAATCCCGCACGTCGCCTCCCGCCCACTCGATGACGATGGCTACCCGGTCTCCCGCGGTGACAGGAACAGGCTGGGGGAAGGCGATCACGGCTGTCTCACCCTCTGGGGGTGAGGCGGCGGGGTGGCCTGGCATGACGGTGAGGACGATGCGGACCTGGCCGGGGGCGCGGGTGACGGCCATGGCGACGCCTCCGTTGAAAGCCCTGCCTTCTATCACCCTCGGCGCGATCTGGCCTGCCATGTACGAAGGCTAGGGGGTGGGGCGTGGCCATCACCCTGGAAGAACTCCCGGGCGTGCTGAAAGCGATCCAGGCGAAAGCCGCCGACGCGGCGCCCCCGGTCGTGATGGCCATCGCAGACGCGTACAAAGACCACCTGGTTCATGTCACGCTGCGGCGGTCGTTCGCTGCGCCGGGGCAGTTCGGCACCCCGGCCGCTCCGGGAGGGCCGCCAGCGTGGCGCACGGGACGGCTGGCCGGGTCGGTGACTTCCCGGCTGAGCGGGGCGGGCGGCCTCACCGCGACCGCCGTCGTCGGGCCCCACACGGTCTATGCCCGGGTCCAGAACCAGGGTGCGGTCAACCGGGCCACCCGGGCGCATTACATGCACTGGGTCAACTCGGGCGGCGAGTGGTTCAAGAAGCGGGTCGACATTCCCGGCCGGCCGTACCTCGAACCCGCGCTTCGGGAAACCATCGCAGATGGCTCGCTGGTCAGGGCCGCTATGGAAGCCTTCATGGCGAAGGTTTGGGGCTGAGTCAGAACAACTCGCCCTGCGCCATCTTCCCTGGCAGGCGCTCCTGCACGAGTTGGTTTGCAGCCTCAAGGGCATCGGCGATGCGCCGCAGCCGTGCTACTGACTCGTCAGCGAGACCGACTAGCTTGTTGCACCGCCCGCATGCGAGACCGCGGCGACAGATGTCGCAACTTCGCCGGGTGGGGCAGCAAGAGTGGTCGTGGTCGATCACGACGCTTTGGGACGTGTCCTTCTGGAGAGGATCACCACACAGGTAGCAGCATCCCTCCTGCGCCTGCCAGAACCCTGTGAACGCCGTTCGCCAGTTGGGGCCGTGGATGCGCTTCATCTTGTCTCGCAGCGGTGCCCTGCGCCTGTGACGCTCCCGACCCTTCTCCATGAGCTCCGCGCGGTGGCGCTCCTCGTAGATGCGCCGATGCTTAAGGATCATCTCGGGATGTTCCTGGCGGTAACGGCGGTTTTTCTCCTTCGCCTTTTCGAGGATCTCGTCCCTGTGCCTTTGGTAGTACCTCCGGCCCCTCGCGCGCCTTTGCTCTAGTTTGCGCTCGCTTGCTGTATCGTCGGCCATGAAGGCCACCTCCTTGCACGGGATGTGGCCTTCATTATCTCATGTGGGCGTGCGCAAAGCCTGATGTAAGGGCCGATTTCGAATAGGTTTCCGGGGCTTAGGGCGGTGAATTCCCACGCCCGAATTGCCGGAAGTGTCCGAAACCTTCGAGGCTAACGTCGGTCCCTGGGTGGCAGGCCTCGAAGCCATGATCCGGGCCGCTGAGCGGGCCCGGGACATGAACTACGAGCTCATCGCTTCGATGGAGATGATCGCCGAGGCGGGCGGTTCTGCGGCAAGGGCGGCGGCTGAGGACGCGGCAGCGAACATGGCCGCCGCGGGCGCTGCCGGGGATGCGGCGAGAGCGGAAACAGAACTAGCCGCTGCGGATACTGCTGCGGCTGCGGCGGCTGCGGATGCGGCGAAGACCGAGTACCTGCTGGCGATGGCGCAGCGGCTGCGGGCTAAGAGCACGGATGAGGCGACGGCGGCTACTGCTGCCTCAACTGTCGCCTTCGGCCGGTGGGGCCTGACGTGGAACGCGCTGCACTGGATCATCGCCGGCGGGGCGGAACTGCTGGCCGTGACCCTCCCGGCTGCGGTGGCGGCTGGTGCGGCGGCGTTCGTGCTGTACCAGGGTGTGGTGGAGCAGGTCGGCACCCGGCTCCAGTCCCTGTACACCACGACTGAGGCCACGGGCGCGATGATGCACCAGACCACGGGTGACGTGCTAGGCCTCGGGCACGCGTTCCAGACTGCGCAGAACGCCGCCAACCCGATCGCCTACCAGCTTCTCGGCGAGTACGTCATGGCGGCGCGGTCGCACATGGTGGACCTCGCAGGCGCGGGCCTGAAGGTGGACCAGGCTCTGGGCGCGCTCGGCGCGAAGATCAACGTGGACCTGATCCAGCAGGGGCCGGCGCTGTCCGGGCTGCTGTCGAACATGGTGCAGGATCTGATCGAGATCGGGCAGGTGTTCGGCAACGTCGGGCATGCCGTTCTCAATTTCGCGTCGGACATGCCTGGGCTTGCCGAGGTGCTGCTGCGGGTAGCGGACGCCATCTCGCGGGTGATCTTGTGGATCTCGGAGCTTCCGCGGTGGCTGATCACCACGTTCATGGTGTTTGAGGAACTGTCCCGGTGGGGCGGCCTCGTCGTGACTGTTTTCGGCAGGCTCGGGTTGGCCACGTCCGCGCTGGGGGGGAGTTTCTTCTCCCTGGAGCGGTATGGCGGTATCTTGTCCAACCTGTTCAAGGCTATCCCGATGCTGGCTGCGAATGCCGTCACCGGGCTCGGGTCACTCATGCAGGCCGTTGCCAGTGACGAGTACGCGTTCGGGCGGGCCGGCACGGCCGTCAAGGCATTCGGCGAGGACACGTCTGCGGCCATCGCGGGGCTGGGCACCGCAGCGACGCTCGGTATCGGCGCGGCTGTCCTTGTCATCGGCGGCCTGGTGTACGAGATGTTCGCCGCCAAGGGCGCCGCTGCCGAACTCGGCGATTCCCTGCAGCAGGCCGTGGAGAAGGCGAAGAACGTGCAGGCGTTTTCCGTCATCGCGGACAACCTGCTGACCCTTACCCAGGCCCAGAATCAGGCCGCAGCGTCGGCGAAGGGCCTGTCTAAGGAAATGCAGGGCACTGGCGTCGAGGGGTCTTACAGGGGGCTCTCGGTCGCCTTGGGGCAGGCCAGGCAGAACTTCCAGGGACTGTCGCAGGCCATGCAGCAGCAGTTCAAGGACCTGAACAACTTGGCCACCGGGGGGGGCAAGGTCAGCAAGGAGTTCGGGCTGAGCATGGCCCAGGCCCTGGGACTTGCCGACATCGCCGGGGTGAATCTGTCGACGACGACAGTCAGGTTCGGCAAGGACGCGAACCAGGCCGGCATCCAGATCGAGGCCCTGGTGCAGGGCTACCAGCGGATGGACCAGGTCGGCGGCATCCTCGGTAACGACATGAACGCGGTCGCCGCCGCTGCGGGCTTGCAGAACACGAAGGTGTCGTCGCTGAACCAGGCGTGGGACCAGTTCCTGTCCAACGCGACCGGGCTGACCAGCGGGATCGCCGGGCTGAACACTGACATCGGGCAGATCAACAACGCGATCACCACTGCGGGTACTAGGTTCACCGTGTTCGGCGGCAAGGTAGTGTCCTCGACGGATGCGGCAGCGCATGCGCTGACCTCGTTCTCGGGTACCGGGGCGCAGGTGTGGCAGAACTACAACGCCGCGTTGCAGCAGGCGCAGCAGTACACCGACTCGCTGCGGATCGCCGCCGCGTCGGGTGCGGTGGGGCAGAGGGCGTTCACCCAGCAGATCGCCTACACCGTAGGGGAACTCCTGCCCTATGCCAAGTACTCCAGCGCCGCTGCTGCGGAACTGTCGATCCTTGCCCAGGAAGCCGGCGGCCCGGCGACCAGCAGTTACAAGGCGCTGAAGGAATGGGTGGACAAGAACACCGAGTCCACTAAGCAGTTCAACAAGCAGACCGCACTGGAAACCGGCACCATGTCGGACGCGACGAAGGTCGCGGAGTCGTTTGCCTCGACGCTGAACTCGGCGGTTGCTGCCGCGTTGCAGGCGGGGACGCTGGCCAGCGCGAACCTGACCGGGCAGACGCAGAAGCTGGACTCTGCGTGGACTCAGGCCGGGAACCACGTCGCCGGGCCGGTGGTGGGCGCGTTCCGGGGGCTGGTGACCAGCCTGACCCAGGTGTACGGCAACACGAAGACTGCCATCGGCGTCGCCGACGCGTACATGCGGCAGCAGGGCGCGACCGCGGCGCAGGTCGCAAGGCTGAACCAGCAGATCGCGGGGACGGTGGCGTGGCTGTCGCGGATCCACTCCCCGCCGCCGGTCACGATCACCGTCAACGGCGACATCACCGGCTCCGGGGCCGCCGCGATTGCCGCGCTCGGGGGTTACGGCGGCGGCGGCGAGGGCGGCGCCGGTCACCGGGTTCTTCCCGGCGGCCAGACCGGCGCCCAGTACGCCGCAGCCGGGCTCACTCTCGTCGGCGAGCAGGGCCCGGAACTGGTGCGCTTCGGCGGCGGGGAGTCCATCCTCCCGTCCTGGCAGACCGCTGCCGCGCTGCACGGCGGAGGGGGCGGGGAGGGGACGGTTCACCTTGCCACGCAGAACGTGGTCAACGTGGGCGGGCAGCGGATGCAGTCCCAGATCGTGACCCAGTCACTGGTCTATTCACGCCGGAACCCGTCAAATAACCTGGCGCTCCGCACCCGGTGACCACCGCTGAGGGGGTGAGCCGGTGAGCGGCGGCACGGTCGTCAACCAGTGGGGCAACTCGACCAGCGCTTTCGTCGCTAACCCGCAGCCGGGCCTGCTGCCGCTGGCGCTGGCGCTGGACAGCGGGACCGCGCAGGTGGGCGACCCCGGGACGCCCACGGCGGGGAACTGGATGTTCGCCGTCGCGGCATGGCGGCAGGACGCCGGGTCCGTGCCCACCATCGAGTACAACTCGACCGTCAATATCCGTGACGACGCGCACAACTTCTGGAGCCCGGTCTCGGTCGTCGCCCCGCAGACGGGGATCGTGCGGACCAGCGTGTGGATGGCGCCCGCGTTCCGGGTGCCCCAGTATGTTTTCGCCTCGCCCACCAATTTCCAGAACGCGCTGACGCTGACGGTGTTCGAGGTTGAGGCCGACTGCCCCTGGTACGAGGTCGCCGCCATCGCCAGCACGTCCGTCAATCAGGGCACTGCGATCACCTTGTCCCAGGACCCCGCCTCGGGGATCTTCACCGTCGGCGCCATCGCCTACGACCTGTCCACGGTCACGCCCGCCTACTCCCACACCGGGTTCACCCAGCAGCCCTCCATCACCACCTCCAACGGGTCGGATCATACGGGCGACCTGATCATGACCCCGTTCACCGGCACCACCACCGGCTCCTCGATGACCTTGTCGGCAACCCAGTCCAGCACCGCGGACTGGGCCGAGGTCCTGGTCGCCGTGCACGGCGTCACCGACGCCATCGCCTGCCCGTATGAGTTCGAACTGGAGAACTGGCCGGCGCTGACCTGCGAGATGGCCACCGGGGCCATCCTGAACCAGAACTGGGCATTCAACTCGGGGATCTCCCCGTGGACGGCGCAGAACAGCAGCACGATCTCCGCGAGCAGCCTGTTCACGTTCGGGGACTCGGCCGGGTCGCTGCTGGTCACCCCCGACGGGTCGCACAGCGGTTCCGGGGCGACTTCTGAGCATGTGACCGCCGTCCCTTATGCCACTTACGCCGTGAGCGCCTGGGTCAACGTGCCCTCCGGCTGGTCCGGCGGCGTCTCGGCCGGCGTGTTCTTCTACGACGCCACGGTCACGTTCATCTCCGGCGCCAGCAGCGGCGTTGTCACCGTCACCGGCTCGGCGCAGCAGCTCACCGTTACTGCCGTGTCCCCGGCCGCGACCGCGTCGGCGGTGCTGTTCGTGCAGCTCGCCGGGGGCTCGGCCCCCCCGGCAACGACGCTGCTGTATGTCGGGTTCGCGTCGTTCGCCCTCGCCGGCGCGCTCGGCGCGGTCCCCGACGACCAGCTCAACTGGACCGACTTCTCGGGCCGGATGATCACCCAGGAGGCCATGCGGATTTCCCGCGGCATCCAGTACGAGCAGCAGTCCCTGGAAGCCGGGACGCTCGAGATGCCCCTGGGGAACAACGACGGCTACCTGACGCCGGGCAACCAGCAGTCGCCCTACTTCCCGTTCATCGGGCAGACCGACGTGCCCATCCGGATCCGCGCCATCTGGCCGTCGTCTATCACGCCTTACTCGGTGCTGTACTCCGGGTTCACCGACGACGTGAAGCAGCAGTGGTCCGAGGAAACCATCTACGGATACTCGGTGGTCACGGCGGCGGACTGCTGGTCGCGGCTGACCACGCAGATGGTCACCGCGCTCCAGCAGGAGATCCTGCAGGACATCCCGGCGGGCAGCACGGGCGGGTTCTGGCCGTGCAACGACATGGCCGGCGCGAAGGCGGCGGCGAACTGGGCGCCCACGCCGCTGCCGTCGCTGGCGCAGCAGGCCTCCAAGTACGGCACCTCTACTATCGGGTTCGGGTTCGGGAACACCACCATCACCCTCACGGGTGACCCGGGGGGCACCGGGTGGTTCCTTGACTCCCTGACTTCCGCTGAGGGCACCAAGGGCGCGTCGCTGGTCATCTTCCCGCCGGCTCCTTCGGCGCTCCCGCCGCCGTCGGGCGGGGTGACGGTCAGCTTCTGGGTGTTCATCACCGACGCCTCCGCGTCGGGGATCACCTGGGCCGGGGCCATCGCGTCGTGCGTCGGCGCCAAGGGCCGGGTGTGGGAACTGTCGGTCGGCGCGCCGTCGGGGGGCAGCACCGGGCAGATCGGGTTCACCGTCTGGGACAAGCTCACCAACACGCCGACCAGCACCACGCTCGACGCCGGCGACAACTGGGGCTCGACCCACTACTACTCTGTCGTGTTCACCCAGGCAACGTGGACGGTGTACCGTGACGGCGCCCTGCTCGGTGCCGGGACGTGCGACTTCGCGAACGTGTACAACGGGTTCTGCTTCAACGGGCTGAACGTGCCCTGGCAGGGCCTGGACGGCAACTGCTTCAACGGCGTGATCCAGGACATCGCCGTGTTTCCCGGCGCCCTGCCCCAGGTGCGCGTCCTGTCCCAGTACAACACGGCGTTCACCGCCCAGCAAGACGAGATCGACACTTCCCGGATCGCCCGGGTGACCGGGTACGGCGGGTTCACGCCGCCGCTGGCGATGCAGGACCTGTTCGCCCTGTGGCCGGACGCCGGGGTGGACCCGGTGACCCAGATCACCGACACCCAGGGCCAGGTCGTCAGCAGTTACATCACCAACATCGCGTCCTCGACCCTGGCCGGGCTGTTCACCGACGGGACCGGGGCGCTGGTGTACCGGCGGCGCGCCGAGTGGTACGACCGGCCGATAGGCCAGTGGGTTCTCGGGGAGCATGCGTCTCTGCCGCTGAACGTCAACCCGCAGTTCGGCACGTCGGTCACGTCGTGGACTGCGGCGAACGCGGCGCTGGCGTGGGCGGCGGCGCAGGGCCAGTTCTACGGCGCCGGCGCAGCCGGGCTCACCGCGAACGGCGGCGGCGCGGTCACCCTCACCCCGGAAAACCAGGCCGCCTCGCCCGGGGTGCAGTACAACTGCGTGATCGCCGTCAACGCCCCCGCCGGGTACGCCAGCGGTGCGCAGGCCAAGCTGACATGGCTGACTTCCGGCCTGTCCGTCATCTCCACGACGAGCGGGAACGTGGTGCCGCTGGTGGCCGGGTCGTGGACGTGGCTCATCATCACCGGCACCGCCCCGGCGGCGACCGCGTTCGTGCGGGGCTCGTTCGCCACCTCCGGCACCCCGTCGAACGGGACGGTCTTCTACGTGTCGTCGGTGCTGACCACGGTGTGGCCGGGCGAGGCACCGTACCTGCGGGACGTGAAACTGTCCGACGACCGGGCCCAGATGTTCAACCGTGCCGTGCTGACCCAGTCCGGCACCGGGGAGAAAACCACGTTCTCCGGCACCAGCCTGGTGTTCACCCCCTCGTCGGGCATCACGGTCACCGCGGTCAACGAGGCGAGCGCCGCCGCCCGGGGCAACGTGCCCTACCTGGCGACCCTCTACCTGCAGAACACGCAGCAGAACCTTCCTTCCGTCGCGTCCTTCACCGACAACCCCGGTGCCACCCCGTTCGCGTTCGTCCCCGCCGAGGGCGCGATGGAGGACTTCGCCCAGTGGATCATCAACACGCTGGGCACCCCGGTGCTGCGCGGCGAGTCCGCCGTCCTCACCCCCGCCGCGACCCGGCAGGCCATGATCACCGCCTTGCAGGCCGAGGTCGGGGACACGGTCACCGTCAACCGCAGGCCCGTCGGCGCCCCGGCGCTGTCGCTGGTGACGTACCTGTCCCAGGTTGAGCACGAGATCGACATCCGCGAGGGATGGCGGACCACCTACCAGTTGAGCCCGGCGCCACAGGTGTCGATCCTGCGGACCGACGACCCGTCCAACGGGGTGCTGGACTCAACCTCGCTCCTGGGGTGGTGAGCCTTGTCGTTCCCGCTGCCCCCTGACCCCATCACCTGGACCACGGACCAGGCTGTTACCGCTCCTGCGCTGCGCGCCGACTGCACCAACCTGGCCTGGCTGCTCACCAAGCGGCCCCTGCTGCTCGCCTCCCAGCAGACCACCGCCCAGACCATCCCCGGGTCCGTCATCACCGCCGTCGAACTCGACACCGAGTACGCCGACAACTGGAACGGCCACACCATCGCCAGCGCGGCGTACGTCGCCCAGCTCGCCGGCTGGTACCTGTGCGAAGGCGTCGCGTTCATCACCGGCACCTCCACGTCCTGCTACTACGCCTCCGGCATCTCGGCGGAGCAGAACAGCGTCACCGCCAACCTGTTCGGCAACGCCCTGTGCGCCAACGGCGTCAACGTCACCGGCCCCGCCTGCGCCGACCTGGTCCAGCTCAACCCGTTCACCTCGGACCAGGTGGCCTTGTTCGCCTACCAGACCTCGGGCGGCTCGCCGGCCCTGGCCACCCCCGGCGGGTACTTCTCCGTCCAGTGGTGCGGCCTGCCGGCGAGCCTGCCCGGCGGCGAGGGCAACATCAACGGCACCGTCGTCAACGACCCGCAGCCCGCCGCCCTGTGGCCCCCCGGCTCGGGGACTCTCATCACCAACGGCGGCGGCATCAGCGCGGGGGCCACGTCGATGACCGTCGGTGAGACCACCGGCATGGCCGTCGGCGGCAGCCTGGGCCTGGACTACTACGAGGGCAACCCGGTGTCACCGACCGCGGAGACGGTCACGATCACGTCGATCGCGTCGCTGACCGTCGGCATCTCCGCCACGACCTACCCGCACGGCGGCACCACGACCCCCGGCTACGTCGCCATCCCCGTGTCCGCCGCGTGGAACAACCAGCAAATCCGCGACGTGATCAACTTCCTGGCCTACCCGCCGATGCTCCGCGTCCACGGCTCCGCCCAGTCGCTGACCACGCAGGTGTTCCCCGCCTCCACGCAGATCAACCTGACCACCACCGACCTGGACAACTTCTCCGGCTGGGACTCCGCCACCCACGAGTACATCGTCCCGATCTCCGGGGTGTACTACGTCTACGGCCAGGTCGCGTTCCAGCCTGCGGTCAACAACTACTCGGTCGGGATCTCCGTCAGCGGCAGCACCGTCCAGTGGGGTGACTCGGTCCGCACCCAGACCTCGCTGCTGGGCTGCGCCACGGTCCGCAAGACGCTCCGGCTCACCGCCACCGAGACCGTCACCTTGCAGGCGTCGGTGTCGAACAACAACGTGACCCTGGAGAACGTCTCCAACTCCTACGCGACGTTGGTCATGGTGTGGCGCGGTTTTTAACCGTTTTAGGCTGCTTTTGCCTGTTTCCTGGCCTGATAGCGGCGCTGGGCCTCCGTCTGGCAGGCCCGGCAAACCCGGCCGCCACTGCCAGGATTGATGTAGGTGTTCTCAGGCGTGTACTCGTGACCCTTCGGGCAGTGAGTGCGCTCCCCCATCGGGAGGCCGCCCTTCCATGCACCCCGCATCCTGTCGCGCTTGCAGGTCCGGCACGCGCGGTTTGGTTTACGGCCCTTGGCCCGGACAATGTACGTGTTCTCGGGCGTGAACTCGTGCCCGCTCTTGCAGTGGGTTCTCAGTGCGGCTGCGATGCCGCCTTTCCATCCCATACAGGTGCGACAGTGACGACCACCATCTGAGGGACTCACGTAGGTGTTGGCCTCGTCGTAGGGATGACCCTGCGGGCAATGGGTCTTGGCCACGTTCGCGGCACCGAACGTGTTGCCGCGCAGGAGGTTCTCCCGCTGTGTCACGGGCTCCAAGTGCGCAGGCCAGCAGCAGGCCGTGTTCCTGCACCCCCATGCCTTGACGTGATCCATGACCAGGTGACGCGGGACAGGATCGACGAGCAGCGTATAGACCAGGCGATGACTCAGCCAGTATCCGTGATCCCAGTACAGATGGCCGTATCCCAGCCGGTCGCGGAGTCCTTGCCAGAGCCAGCAGCCGCTATCGGGATCAATAACGATCTGCCGGGCGATCTTTTCAGGCAGGTCCCCAATCCGGTAGGCCGGGATACGGCCTGCGCGCGTCGTGAAGATGCTGTCCATGAGCCAATTCTACTAGATCGGGAGTTCTAAATTGGCGACGTGGCCAGCGCCTGTTGTGCCGGTTTTTAATGCCGGCTACGGGTATCTCGCCAATGACTTCAACTCGCTGTGGATGAACACGGCGGGATTTTTGCAGAACAAGGTCGTGCTGCGGGTGTCGCAGACCACGACCGCCACCACCCTGCCCGACACCGGGGCGGTCACCACCATCGCGTTCGACAACGTGATCGAGGACCCCTACAGCGGCTGGTCGGCGTCCACCCACCTGTGGACCCCGCCCGCCGGGTACTCGGGCTTCTACCAGGCCACGATCACGATCCGGACCGTGACCCTGGCCAACCTGGTGGACCTGCGCCCCGCCCTCGCCGGGACCTACACCTACAACCTGACCACGGTGCAGGGAAACTCCAACGCCGGGGCCGGGGCATGCGCCACGTTCGGGGCCTACCTGATCGGAGGGCAGGACACCATCGGCGCGGCATGCCAGCTCCTCAACTCGGGGTCCAACGTGAACACGTCGCTCACGGCGGGGCAACAGAGCACTTTCGAGCTCATCTGGCTTAGCCAGACATAACCGGCCAGTCGGCTAGGGGGGTCGGGAGAACTCGCCCGGAAGAGAGGGAGGCGTGCGTTGGGCCACGTTGGTGCCACTACTCAAGGATCTCGTTCTTTCGGGGACTGGGGTGTTCGCGATCCTGTACGAAGTGCTGAACGCCCACCCGAACGGACTGGTCCTCGGAACCGGCCTGGCGCTCACCGTGCCCAGCGTCGCGGACCACGTGAAAGCACTCCTGCCCTCATCCGGCGGTGGATCGTCCTCGGAGCCATCGCCTTCGCAGACTCCGCCGCCATCACCGCCATCGTCGCGCAACGGGCGCACTGGTAGTGAGTGACAACCCGGAGCAGGCGCCCGGCTGGCAGGGCCAGCCAGGGGAGCGCGGGGAGAAGGGCGACAAGGGCGACCGCGGCGAGGAAGGCAAGCCGTCTACCCGGTTGCCGGTCAAGCAGGCCCGCGCCGTCGTCTACCTGTTCTTCTTCTCGGTGCTGGTTTCCCTGACCTGTCTCGCCGGGCTGGTCTACTACGGCCACGAGCTGTCCGCTCAGCAGCAGGCGGTCAGCCGCGAGCAGCAGGCAGTGGCCCGGACGCAGCGCGAGTTCCTGGCCGCGCAGCAGGCAGGCGGCAAGAACACCTGCGGCACCATCGAGCAGATCACGGCCATCCCCGTGAAGGCTCGTACGTGGGGGGCACGGTTCGAGGTGATCGAACGTCACCGTCTCCGCGAGCTGGAGTGCACGCGATGACTGATGAGCAGTCCGAGTTCGTGATGCGCCACGCTGGCGGCCCTCCGGGCCCGGCCGGCGCCAGGGGCGTTAAGGGTGAACGCGGTCCGAAAGGCGACAAGGGCGACAAGGGCGTCCGGGGGCTGACATCCAAGACTGCGCAGGCGATCGTGTTCCTGTTCCTGCTCGCGTTCGTCACCGCCGGGTTCTCGCTGCTGCTCACCGTTCACTACGTGAACGCTTACCAGGCCTCGCAGCGGCGGCAGGGCGAGATGATCGAGCGGGCGATCTGCACCGACATCGGCACCATGGCCGCGATCCCCGCGCCGACCGGGAATCCGGCCGCGAATCCATCGAGAGCATACGAGCAAGCCGAAAGCCGCGCATGGTCCGGCCTTTACGTCGGCCTCGGGTGCCGCAGGTGACGGCGCTGCTCTGGTTCCTCGTGTTCGAGGTTCCCATCTGCTGCGCGGTGACCCTGTATCTCATCTACCGGATGTTCATTTTCGGCCAGGAGATCATGGCCAGGGTCATCGGCAAGCGGGCATCAGACTTCGCTGACGCCCTGGCTGACGCTGAGGCCCGGGTTACCGAGGTGGCACGGTACGGGGTGCGGGCGAGGAGCGGGCCTGCCCGGCTCCGGGACTAGCTAGCAGCGTCGTCCAGCATGTGGGCCGCGCCAGCAGCATGCGCAGCGAATACCTCATGTTCGATGAGTACCTCTCGGGCCGGATAGCCGAACAGAGCCACGACAAGACGCGCTTCGGGACTCATGCCCTTGTCAGCGTGAGGGATCAAGTAGTCCATCGCGGTATCGGCGGGGGACTCGTGGCCGAGTACGTGAGAGACAACGGCGAACCTGACGAAGGCATCGCCGATCTTCTCAGCGTCAAGATCTTGCAGGCTGATCGGAAGTTCCATTACTTCTCCTCTAGTGTTCGGTAGATGGTCTGCCGGGAGACTCCCAGCGTCTTGCCGATCTCCGCGACCGTCATGGTCTGGGAGTCGTACAACTCGCGTGCTCTTGCCTTCTGCTTGTCGTTGAGTTTCGGGACGCCGCCGCCCTTGCGTCCGCGCGCCCTCGCCGCGGCGAGGCCGTCCTTGGTGCGCTGCACGATCAGTTCGTGCTCAAACTCAGCGATGGCGGCGAGGATGGCGAAGAAGAGCCGCCCCTCGATCGTCATCGTGTCGATGGCCTGATCTATGACCTTGAGTTCGATGCCCTGTTCCCGCAGCCACGCCGAGATCTCCAGCAGGTTCTGGATGGAGCGGCCGAGGCGGTCAAGCTTGGTGATGGTCAACTGGTCGCCGGGACGCAGGTACTCGCGGCAGGCATCCCACCGGGGACGGCTGGCTAGCTTGCCGCTGGCTCCTTCGTCGATGAAGAGCTTGTCGCAGCCTGCCTTGGTGAGAGCGTCGTGCTGGGCTTCGGGGTGCTGGTCAGTGGTGGAGACGCGGCCGTAGCCGACGATGGTCATGCCTTCACCCGGCGGCTTGCGGCGCGACGGGCGTCCACGCAGGCTTCGCAGCGGCAGCCATGCTCGTCGTAGGCGAACTGGCTGCCGTGCGTGATGTGCTCGGGAACCTGGTAGTCGGCGAGGAAGGCCTTGTTGCGCCGGGACGCCATGTAGTCCGCCTTAGCGTCGGTGCAGATGTCACAGCGGCAGCCGTGGGTGTATCCGCTGTAGCCGTGGGTGCGGACGTGACTGCCATCTCGGCGAGCCATGTCGCACGTCTTGCATTCGCCCTTGTAGCCGTCCCACTTGCTGCGGTTGCGCCAGAACTCGTTGAGGGATTTCACGCGCCTGCAAGTTGAGCATCGCTTCTCGCTGACCATGCCGCTATCGTAACACGTTCGCGGTACATAGACGCCGGACACGCTCGGTGGAACACGAAGAGCAGATCTGAGCCGTCGTCTGGCGGCCTGCCGATCACTTCCCCATGGACGGTCGTCTGCGGACACACCTTCGGAGGTGCCTGTGACCGAGTTTTACGACTCTGCGCGGTCGGGCCTGATCCCCTCAGGCGCGGCAGCGTGCGTGTACTACGACGGCCGGTACGCCATCACCCCGGCACAGGCGAGACGGTTCTCCCGGGTGCGGTGGATCACCATCGCCGGGGGCGCGGCAGCGGCAGCGCACACCGGGGCGATCGACTACGAGAACGGGAACCTCGCCTACGAGGGCAGCCAGCTCGCGGACTGGGCCACCGCCCGGAAGGCGATGAACTGCCGGGCCCGGGTCTACTGCTCGAGGTCGGACCTGGAGAGGGCGCATCCTCTTGTCGGTCACATGGGCAACGTGGTCTGGTGGATCGCAACTTTGGACGGCGACCAGCGCAGCGAGGCGGACATGCTCGCCAACATCGCCGCGGAGACCGGTATCCACCTGGCTCCGGGGACGCTGTGGGCGCAGCAGTGGAACGGCGGCGTGGACGCTCCGTTCGACGAGTCGGTCTTGTTCGGGACGTGGTGACCATGCCCGAGCGAATCCCCGGCAGGCGCGGCCGGAAGCCAGCCCGTCCAGTCGGTGCCCGCTTCCCGCTGCGGTTCATCCATGACTACGCTGTGGCCCCGCTCCCGGCACCCCGGTACCCGATCGACGTGAGCGGAGGCATCACCGACTGGGGCATGCTCGCCAACGGCCCCGACCCGTCGTGCCCGGCCTACCCGGACGGCCTCGGTGACTGCACGTTCGCCGGCCGCCAGCACAACAAGATGGCCAAGGCCGCCGCGGCGAAGCTCACCGAGCAGTGGGAAACCTCGGCCGAGCTCGCCGCCGAGTACCTCGCCTACGACGGCGGCCAGGACGACGGCGCGGTCATCGCGGACCTGCTGCTGTCGTGGTACCAGGCGGGGAAGATCATGGCTTTTGCGCCGGTCGACCACGCGAGCCAGTCAGCGGTGGATGGTGCGATGCAGGCGTTCCACGGCTGCTACACCGGAGTCAGTCTCACCGACGACGCCGACGACCTGTTCAGCGAGGGGCAGCCGTGGGGTACCGGGAGCATCACGCCGGACCCGGACGAGGGCCACTGCATCGTGAAGGTGAAGTCGGACGGCGTTCACTTCGATACGTGGGTGACGTGGGGCGCCGACCAGCTTTCCACCCTCGCGTGGTCTGCGGCGTGCCTAGATGAAGCCTGGGCGCTGATCAGTACGGAAGATGAGGCGGCGAAGGTGGACATGGCATCCCTTGTCGCTGACATCAATGCGCTAGGCGGTCACGACGTAGCAAGCTAGGCAACTCTCCGGGCCCCGGCCCGGTTTTTCAGGCTCCGGCCTCTGGTCCTTCGGGACTGGAGGCCGGAGCCTTTTTTGCGTTGCCTAGCTTTCGCCGCCCGGGAGGACCGGCATTTTCTTCCGTGACTTCGCCGGGTCGGGCTTGTCGGACAGCCAGTACAGGTGCGAGGTGTCGTCCTGGGTGATGAACCAGCGCTCGCCGTCTGGCAAGATCACCGCGTCGCCGAGGTTGAGGTGGAACTCGATCACTGGCGGTCGTCCTTCCATCATGCCGGTCCGCGTGGGCCCGGATGAGCTCGGAGGCGGTCACGGTGGACAAGTCAGCGAGGTGCATGACCTTCCACTGGCTGGGACGCAGGCGGGACAGCAGCGAGAGCAGGCTCACCGGGTACTCCTTTCCCGTACAGGCCGGCACTCAAGGTCCACGGTCCGCCGCAGGTCCCCGTACGCCGACACGCACAGTCCCAGGGCGCCGCCGAACAGGCCGCTGGCGATGACCGCCCCGCCTGCCAGCAGGGACCACGCAGGCTGGGTCAGCACCGGGGCCACGGTCGCGGCGAACAGGAGGGCCTGGATGACGGCCAGCGCGGTGAACGTGAGCGCGCCCGTGGCGAACGCGCCGAGGCGGGTCATGACGCTGCCCCCTTCACG